GCCTCGGCCCATTTGTCTAATAATTCCTTGCGCTCTTTAGCGGCGCTGTTTTTTTCCGACACTAGGCCGTTACTCTTGGCTACGAGGTCAATATACGATTGCAAATAAGTGTTATATACATCAACCGGGCTGAGGTCTGTGTCTGTGAGCGCGGCCTGCAGCTCCATTACGCGCAGCTGTTCTTCAAGTGCCCTCTTGTTCGCGGCTATGTGGTCGGCGGCTTCCTTGTCGCGTGCTGCCATACGGTCGGCGGCGGCCTTTTCTTCGGCTTCCTGCTCGGCTTTAGTCGCGGCGCTCTTGGTCTCCTCGAGTGCTTTTTTTGCTTTGGCTAGTTGTTTTTCGTACTGTTTAACCTGTCGCTCGAGGCTCTTTAATTCCGGGTCGTTTTTCATTTCAAGCGCGGCCTGCTCTTTGGTCATATTGCCGAGCTTCACTTCCAGGTCATATTTGTCCTTTATGGCTTTAACCTGCTCGCTCAATACGTCGCGCTGTTCCTGCCATACGGCGAGCTCTTCCTCGCTCTTTACAGCGGACGCGCCGGCGTCGAATATGTCCTGTTTGTTGCGGTGTTCTTCTTCAAGTGCCCGGGTTTTGCTTGTAGCCTCGTTGATGTCATTTAATACATCTAAAAAAAACTGTTTAACCGGCTGCGTTACATTCTGCCAGCCCTCGCCGATATTTTCCTTAAAATCGCCCCAGGCGTTTGACAGCTGCACTTCAACATTGGCGGTGGCTTCTGCGGCGCCCTTGTACTGAGCGGCTACCAATTCGATCGCCTTACCGTTTTCGAGCTGTTCTTTTGTGAGTGCTTTAATAGCGCCGTTTGATTCGCCCAGTTCCCCGGCGAGCCCTGAATAGGTCTTGTTCAGTTGGAGCGCGGTATTCTGCAGGCTGTTGCCTGTCACTGCGGCCATATCAATAGCCGCGCCCATAATCGCGCGGATTTGTTCTTCCGTACGTCCGGTGGCGGCTAGTGCGGCCATTACCTTAAGGCTCTGCTCGTCGCCTATTTCAGATATATTCTGCAATTCGCTTGCGTACTGTCTTAGATTATAAACGGATTCGTCATTAAGATAAGGGTTATTTTTTGCCGCGATTGCCAGGGCTTCTTCTGCTTTCTGCTGCACGCGGTAAGCGGCCGCGCAATCGTTCAGGGCGTCCACTGTCTTTTTAAGTGCGACGGTCACGCCCGCGACGGTAGCACCTGCAGCAAGGGCCGCAGAGCCCATTCCTTTGAGGTTTGCGGTTAAGCCTTTAGTTTTATTGCCGGCGGCGTCTATCTTGCTCCCTGTAGCGTCCAGCTTCTTTTCAAGGTCTTTCACTCCCTTATCGACGCCGGAGGTGTCTAATTTGGTGTTTATTTTAATTTCGCCGTCTGCCATGTATAGCCCCTTTTATTTTAGTTCCTGGAGGAACTCCTCCAGCGCCTCGTCCGGCTCGTTGTCCGTCGGATCCGGCAGTCGCCAGGCCTCGTACTGTCTCTGCCTGTGCTTCTCGTATTCGCTGTTTTTGCCTGTCGGTCTCCATAACCTCGCGCTGATAATGTTATTTAGCTCGGTGTCGTGGAGGCCCTTTAATAGTGCGCTGAACTTGTACCAGTGCAGCGCCGCGGTCTGCAGGTCGATTCCGTACTGTTCATAAAAAGCCGCGTAGATGTAGTCCGCGTCGAGCTCGTAATCTATTACCGGCTCGTTTGTCTCCCGGCCCGTCCTCCTGGGGAGTGTTTGCGCCGGGTTCATAAATTCACATAAAGCGCGGATTCCCTCCAGGCGGCTCTCCGGGATTTCGTATTCGTACATATAGTCGAACGCGTCCAACGTGGCGTCCTTTTCTTTCAAGTGCTCATTAAAGCGCAAAAAATAGCGGTAATCTGTTCTAATTGGATAAAGCCTCCCGGCCACTTCTACTGTGCTCGGGAGGTTTATTTTTTTTAAGTCAATCATTAAGCAGCCGGTGTGAATGTGTCGCCGCTCCAGGTTCCGTCAACCCATGTTGGGGTCTTTGTGCCGTCTGAGCTTGTCACGATTGTTACGGCTCCGGTGTCGTGCTCGTTAAGCGCAAGGTCAAAGTCGATAGACTGGTTCACGCTGTCGAGTGTGCCGAGTTTTACAACGCTGTTCACTTTCCAGGCTGAGTAGTAAGTTGTGGTCACTTCGCTTTCTGTGATGTCGCATTTTTTAGCATAGAAAACGAGCAAAACGTCGCGGTGTGCGTCTCCGCCGGTTGGCAGGTTGAAACACATGTCAAAAATTGCCTTGAAGTCGTCCTCGTCGTCGAACATTGTGAGCGACTGGCTGAGGGCCGGCTGGTAACTGTCGATTTCTTCCTCCGGGTTTTCTGAGGAAATAAAATCAAAGGTTTTTGTCTGTGGGTTGAAAGTCAGTGCGAAAGTTGTAGACTTTTTAATCTGCTTCCAGCTTGCAGCGGCTGGTGCTACTGCTACATTGATAAACGGTATGAATTTTGTCTTGTGCAAAAGTCCCATTTTTAAGCCTCCATTATTCACGCGGTTCGAGGTAGGTTGCTACTATTGCCGCGCTGTAAATTGTGTTGTTTTTATCATCAACGGCTATAAACTGCGGCAGCGTCTGCGCCTCAATCTGCACCGTGATTCCGCTTTCCTGGTCGGTGATTTCTGCGCCGTCCAGTTTTGCTGTTATTTCGTCCGCAAGTTCCCGCGCAGTTGTCCGGCTGGTGTTGCGGATATAATAGGCAAGATTCCATTTAAGCAAGCGCGAGCCGTCCTGGTAGCGTTCTTCGGCTGCCGGTGCCGGGTCATATCTCAGGCAGGCGGCGTTGTCCGCGTCGTCCGGGAGTATGTCGTTGTATATAGTGAACGCCAGGTTGAGCTCCTGTTCAACCCACGCGTTTATTATGTTGCTAACGTTTAATGCGCTCATTTACGAATTTTACCCATTTATCGAACCAGCGTGCCTTTGCAGCTTCAAACCACTTGGCGCAGGCGTTCGGGTTTGCCTGGTGCGCTGGCTTTTTGTATTCATAATATAAACGGCGAGCGTATGGCGTGCGCCAGACTAACTCGCCGCTCCCTATCCGGCTATTAAGTATTGCGGAATGTTGCAGCACTCCGGTTTTAATCGGGCAGAAAAAATTACTGTCCTGTAAAACCATGCTGTCTAGTGGCGCCTGAATGTCCCGGGCGTCTTTTTTAATGTCCGCAATAATGCCGGCCGTGTTCAGCGTGGTTTTTGTTTCAAAAATCATACTAAGGCCGCCTCGTAGTGGTGCACGGCGTTACCGTCGGTGGTGTAAAAGGCGTGAACTTCACGGACTGTGTAGTTTTCGCCGTTCCAGGTCACCTTTGCCAGCGGCTCGGGGATCACCTGCGGTGTCGAAAAAAACGGCGCATAAAATAGCGTCAGTCTGTCGGCTGCAGCTTCTCCCTCTGCTGTTCTTGCGCTGGCTTTAATCGGCTCCACGCGCACCTTTGCGAGCGTTACGGCTTCGTCGTAGGTCGGCGAGCCGTCGCGGTCATAACTGGCCGGTGCTGCATAAGTGCAGGAATGTATTAAAAGGCGCTCCGGTATCACTTCACGCCCCCTAAAATATGGCAATATATTTTTAGCCAGTTGTAGCGCTTCTGGTCGGCGCTTTTTGCGTTTATCTCCACGGCAATTTCTGCCGCTTTGGCGCTCATACTGTGGCTGTAGCTCCCAATGCTCTCGGAAGTGTCAATATTGCCCGATCCTGCCTCCGCCTGGTCTGCCTTGTAAGCCTCCTCAATCAGCATACAGGCGGCGTTGTCGTAGCCGTTTGCTGCTCGCTCTAAGATAAGCCCGTCATCATAAAGCGATTGGATAAAGGCCTTAGTCGCAAAGGCGTAATTGTTAAAGGTGGCCTCGTCCGGCACTTCTGCGCGTCCCAGCGTGTTCGAGTAATATGTATAATTTACATTTTCAAACGATAATGCCATTTTAGGCCCCCTTTAATTTTTAGTCGTCGGTTTTTGATACTACGCCTGAACGGCAGCCGTCAGCGTCGTATGAGTAAGCCTCGATAACGTCGTTTTCCTGTGTATCTACGGCTGCGCTGTAAGCTGTCCAGTCTCCCCATGTATCGCCATGCTTGAGGCGGTACTTTGTTGTGGTTCCGTTTGTTCCGGTTGTGATTGTTGCCTTGTGTGAGGTAATCGAAATAGACGGATTTAAAACATTGGAGTCCATAATAACGGCGGCGCTGTTTGTTACCTTGTGAGCATAAACGCGGCGGCCCTGAATTGCACTGGCTCCAATGTATGAGCCGGAGCCGTTCAAGTCCTGGAGGTGCACATCTACGGCCCATTCCTTAACGCGGCAGCACCAATTTTTATGTCCGCAGATAATGTTAGCATTGTCCGGGAGTGTTGCGTCTTCAAAAATCAAAAAGCCTGCAATCTTGCCGACTGCGCCGCTCTGTTTTACTTCGTCACCGAGCATGCTTGCAGATGTGAATTCGCTTGACTTTCTGATGTAGCCCATAACATCAGGATTAACAAGAGCCCAGCGGCCGAGTGTTGGCACTTTGTTTTTAGTCATTGCTGTTGCAATGTCGCAAAGTCTGTCGTATACATTCGACTTACTTGTGGCTGTTGACTGTCCTGCTACTGTTGCCTTGTCGAGCAGTTCGGTTGTTCCGTCTGTGTTAATCTGCAAGGCCAGGCCTTCTCCTGCTGCGTCGAGGCGGTTGGCCACGATATTGTCAGGTACTGCGCTTGCGTCGTATCCGTCGATTACTTCGTTTACGGCTACGTCCTTGTCGATTGTGTTAGTGTCATAAGAGCCGGCTGTGTAGCTCTTAGCGGCGCCGCTCTGTTTGTTGTAAGAAACGACTGTTGCGGCTCCTCTTACCGGGATTTTAACTGCGCCAGCTTTTGGGTCGCCCTCGTAGTCGTTGTTCCATACGATTCCGTCTTTCTGTACGATTTCTGCGGAAAGTTTAGCCTCCACTAATTTGGAGTATCTGTCCTGCAATGTTACTGCCATTTTGTAGCCTCCTGTTTAAATTTTAATTGTTGGGTTCAGGGCTTTAAATGCGGCGGTTACTCCGTCCGCGTCCTGGTTCCCGTTCATGGTTGTTACTGTCGGCGGGGTTGGTGCGTTTTCCTCGCGGAAAATATCGGTTTTACCGTCGGTCAGTGTCTTGAGCAAGTCGTCGAGCGATTTGCCCTTGTTTGCGTCGTCGTTCAGCGCATTTTCAAGCTGCGCGTTGATTGCGTCGCGGGTTAAGTCGTTCACAAACTTTTTTGCGCCCGTAAAGTCCTTAATCCTTGCCTGCAATTCCAGGCGTTTAATTTTTGCGTCGTACTCTGTTTTCGCGGTTTCCACATCTTTCTGATACTGTTCAACTTTCGCCTTTACTTCGTCATAATCCGCCATACTTTTGATTGTTTCGTTGGCCTTTTCAAGCTGCTGCTTGATTGCGTCGTAGTCTGCGAATTTGCCTTTCTCGCGGTTGATGTCGTCGCCGTTTAGTTTCATAACCTTGTCGATTTGTTCGTCGGTTAAGCCGAGTGTCTGCAATTCTTCTCTTTTCATTTTGTCCCCTTACGCGTGATTTTAACGCCGGCGCCCCGGCTGGTGTTAGAATGAATTAGCGCCTTTATAACGCGTCGCGCCTCGCTGCCTTATAGTCATTTTTTGTCTTTATTCCGGGATAAAAAAAACGGCAGGCGCCCCGGTGCGGTAGGGCGTCCGCCGCTAATAATTACTTTTTTATTTTTTTCTAATTGCTGTTTTTTGCAAAAACTAAACCAAAAATTACAGCAAGTAAAGCCAATACGGCGCCGCTAATTGACGCAAAAATGTTCTGAGCAAGTCCTCCGATACAACATAAAACGCCACCGATTACAGCCAGCGCAATAATTAAAACGGTTTTCCAAGTTGCCAGGTTTTTCTTCTTGCCTGCTTTTACTGCTCCAATAATTAAGCTAGTGAGTGCAAAGGCTGCGAGCCCGATTTCGACAATAATGTCGCCATTAAATTCGCAAAAATAACCCACGGCTACGGCTGCCGCAAATAAAAGGGCGCCTATAATTCCAAAAACATTCTTCATATTTTCAAACCTCCGGTTTTGCTCTATAGTCATTTTTCCGCGTCATTTTGGGTCTGAGTATCGACAATAAAATTAAAAAGTTCGCGATAATACCAAAACGGCATATATACGCCGTCCTCCGGGGCCGTGAACTGCTCCCCGTCTTTAATCAAAACAAGCACGAGCTCGCCGTCCTTGTACGGGTCGGGAGGTACCGGCGCCCAGTCTTTATTCTTGTGCGTACTCGTGCAGCTTGTCAGCCATATACTTAAAATCAGCGTCAACGCTGCCGCTGTTCGCGTCCTCTTTAATTTGGGCCGCCTCGTGTAGCTTCGCCTCATTCTCTCGCGCCTCCTGGAGCTCCTTTTCTGCCTTGCGTCTTGCCTTGCGCTCATTCTCTGCCACGCTAAAGGCGCCGATTGCAAACACTAAAAAAACTATGCTAATTATTACCGATATTGCTATTTGCTGCATTTTTTCCCAGCCTTATGTCCTTTATTTTGTCCATAATTAAATTAAAATAAACCGGTGTAAAACACGCGGCTATCGCAAGGCCGCTCAGTATTATTTCCCCGCCGTCTATGTGCACGCCGTGCGTTAAGTCTATAATAAACTGCGCGGTGTTCCAGCCGCCTATCCATACGGCCGCCGCAATCTGTCCCCATAGGCTCGCGCCTTTTGCGTGAACGCCTTTTTCGTCTTCTGTTGTTGTGTTATCTGCCATTTTCTAGCCGCTCCTTAACGGCGAGCCGGAACTCGTCTAATAGCTCCGGGTGATTTGTCCACAATCGCGGGCAATCTTTCCAGCCTACGAGGTTGTGGTGTGTGGTGATGTCGTCCGCCTTTAGTCCGTATCTTGCGCAGATTTCCGCCGCGAGTTCTTCTGCCGCCTGGAGCGTTGCGGGCGTAAAGTTCCCCGCGTCGTCTGTCGGGCAGAGTTCAACTCCTATCGTGCAGTTATTCGGCGAGCTTGTTGTGCTGGCGTATCGTCCAAAACGGCGCCGGGCCTCGTCGGTGTAAATCTTCCCGCTTATCGGGTCGGGCTTTGAGCTGCCGGTGTGGTAGGCCACCTCCCATTCAGGAACGGCCGCAATTATTAGCCCGCTCTGGTCTATGATGTAGTGCGCTGAGCCATAGCCGCCGGCGCCTGTTTTCCGTGCGTCGAAAAAATCGCGGTTTTGCTTTGCGTTCGCCTGCGGGTTGGCCGTCCAATGCATTACTACGGCGAGCACTTCGCGCAGCTTTTTTCCGGGGCGTGAATATTCGTTGATTGTCAAAAAGTCGTGTATTATCTGCATACTAGCCCCGCAATTCTACGAGCCGGTCTAGCTTGCTCTCAATACGTGTACAAGTTGCTACGAGGTTGTTTATGCTCGTGCCCTGCGCCTTTACGTCGCACTCTACGGCGTTCATGCGGCCGTATAGCTCGGTGAAGTTTACGCCGATTTTCTCGCGTTCCTCAGCGTCGCGTTTTTCGTTCTGTTCTAGTCGTTCCATAAGCCGCCCCGTTTTAATTGCGAGCTTTGCTACGGCGGTTATAATTCCGCCGATAAACCCCGCGATTGCTATACTTAATGTAATAATTGCCGCTATGCTCATTTTATAATTGTGTTACTCCCTCCGGCAAGTTTTTCACTTGTCCGACTGTTATCGTTGTATGGTCTGCATTTGTTAATACCTGCCAATTTGTACGATTTGCATAAGCTGTTGTTTTCCAATAAAGTTCTGCGGTTGTTGGGCTTATTTGTTTATAATAAAAAGTTGTTGTATATGTGCCGGGGTTTTTAAGGTACCCCACTACAGTTGCGTTTTCGTGATCTCCGGCGCTAATACCTGCTATACAAAAACCCGCGCTTCGCGCTGCCATAGCTATAGCCGTAGTAGAATATGGATTATTTATTACCACTGTTAATTTAGTATAATAACCGTTTGTTATGTCTGTATTTTCTCCAAACGATTTATTAGCCATTAATGTTATTATTTCTTGTTTATTTATTATCTCATACCACGCCCCCCATGATCCGTTTACTCGTACACGTCTATACAAAGATGTATCGTTATTTATAACACATATTTGTTGTTGGTAGTTTGCTTCGTTGTTAATTCTTAATGTTAATAAATATATAAATTGTGTTGTGTTGTTTGGTGCGTTTGCCTTATTTTGTCCGCATACAAACCCCACCGGTGCGCTGTTACAGTCTGAAAAACTTGACGTCGGATCGTTTGCAATTTTTCCCGCTAGCGCTGTATAAACTCCGCTCGATTTCGTCGGGTGGTTGCTGTTGGCGGTCGGTGCGCTATCCATTACGCCCGATAGTTGGAGCGCCTGCAATAGTGTGGCCGCGTCGGTTTTGTTTATATACTCGCTATAGCTGCGAGGTATAATAAGCCCGTCGTATCTGCTCATATCGCGCCCCCATTACCCACAGAAAGCGACGTTTATTGCGCCGCTAATACAGTTTACACGAATACCCGTTACGGCGTTCGCAATCATTACTACGGTGTTTTCGTTGAGTGTTACGCCGTCGCCGTAAACGTTGTCCCAATAGCCGCCGGTCGCGTTTTCGCCCAGCGTTTCGGGGCGGTTGCATGATGTTTCAATCGTGAATGAGCCCGAGTTGCTTGTGATGTGTACGGCGATAGTAACGGCCGCCACTCTGTCGGGCGGGTTGATAAATACGCCGGCTCCTGCCGCTATGTCCTGCTCTACATTTATCCCGGTTGTACCCTGTCGTGCTTTGGGTGTCACTCTACTGTATGCCATTTTCTTCGCCCTCGCTTGTCGTGATTTTGTCCGGCTCCATTGCGTCCGGCTCTGCGTGTTTTGCTAAAAGTAACTGCTGAAAAGCCTTTACTTTTTCGTCCTGCGCCAGGATCTGAACGAGCCGGGCGTGGAGTTCGTCGCTAATTAGTCTCATGTCGTTATAGTCATTTTTCAGGGTGATTTTAGGCATAAAAAAAAGCCCCGGAACTTCGGGGCCTTTGGTTATTCGTTGGTGCCGTATATTTCTTTCATAATCTTAAGCCGCTCTTTTATCGTCGTAAGTCTCCAGCCGTCCGCGGTCTCTACTGCGAATATCGGGAAGCCCACCACGGCGTCGCCGGCTTTTTCGTCGGTCAGTAAATAAACATGGAGCCCGCTGTCGAGTGTGTAGCGTATCACTTTGGTTTGCCCTTGCTGGGCCGCGTACTGTTCAATCGTCATTTAGTCGCTCCATAATTTTATTTAATACATTCAGGTTTGCGTCGCAGTTTTCTACATCTAGCAGCTTTATTGTTAAGGGCCTGGTAAGCTTCAGAAGCTCCAGCGCGTCGAGGCCTTTGTATAAGCTGCCGGTCTGCGGGTCGTAAATATGAATTACGCCGCCGTCTTTGTATATGTGCACTATATGGGCACCGCTGCGTTTCCAGGCAAACTCGATTGTATAACGGTTGTTAGATTTTAGCTCATTTTCAAGATATTTGAAAGTCTTTTTTATTGTGGGCTGTCCCGGCACGATATAACGCGGCGGCTTGCCGGTCTCGCGGTCTACCCACGCAAGCGAGGTGTTGTGGCTCAATACTTCGAGCATAGAGCCGGGCGTATTCGGGAGCGACTGAACGTTATATCCCCGGCGCCTCATTTCGTAGGCTACTACGCAGCTCTGGCAGTTTCTCTGATAGCCGCCGCCTTTTCTAAAGTTCGGATTTGGTTTTCCGCCGTCGGCGCTTTCAAAGTTCATGGCCTGGCCCGGTGTGGTGTCTGCTACTTTCTTATTTCGTGAGTTATCAAGCCGCTTTATTTCGTGCGCGAGCTTTTCGTTTTTCTTCGCGTCAATCACCGAGGGATTTAACGCTCGCGGCTGCTTGCCGTCTATCGTCCCGATAAACTCGCGGGCCGTGTCGCGTGCTATTCCGGTCTGTTTGGTGAAGTCGCGGGCCTTTGCCTGCCATTCCCCGATTTTTGCGCGTGCTGCCGTGCTGTCTACTCCGGCGGCTTCCTCGGTAAGTGCCCGG